AAGGTGGAAACTTATTTGGCATAAGAGTATGGTCTAAGAATGGTATGTTGCCACTTAAACAAGACCCATCAATAAACTGGCGAGTTAAAACATTTAAGACTAAATGCCAATCAGTTAAATTCTACATCAATCTATTAAACACTAATCATCATTACCAAGAATTTAGAATTGTAAGAAATAGAACAAAAGACCCAATGATTTTAGCAGATACATTAGATAATTTTAGCACTAGCAAAGAATACGCAAATCATGTTAAGCAGATATTAATTAAATACAAAGGCAAAATATAATGGCAAATGAAACCACATCAACAACACTTAACAAACTTTACACAAACAAAGTAAAGACTAAAGGAACTTATAGAGTTTATAGACCAAAACCATTAAAGATGCCGAGAAAAAAGAAATGAAAAAACCTATTTGGGAAAGACAAAGACCATCTAAACTTGGCAGACCAAAACCTTTTAACACTAAATCAAAAGCTTATAAATCTGCAAGACGTTCTGCTGGTCAAAAGTTCGGCAAGAAAAACAGCTTTGTTAAAAACCTTTACATAGCAAAAAAGCTTAAAAGAAAATGAACTTAGATAAAATAACCTTTGGAAGCAGGATTATTAATCTAAACCTAATAGACAAAGAACAAGCATCAAAGAAAAAGATTTTTGGCGAATTTGACTGCGACTCCAACACACTTACCTTAGACAAATCCCTAGACAATATACAAATGGCAAACACAATAATCCATGAAATCTGCCACATGATACATGATGAATACAAACTAGACTTATCTGCAAAAGCAGAAGAACTTGTATGCAATTCAATAGGTAATGGACTATGTCATGTACTTTACCAAAACCAAGATTTATTAGAGTTTCTTTACAAATCCCTTAAAAAAGAATAATTAGCATATTACGATACATCAATCGGTTAATATGGCTAAAGATATACAAGTAATAGACAAACAAAATGGTAGAGGGAGACCGATTTTTGACTTTACACCGAAAATATTAGACCAGATAAAAGAATTAGCCAGTTATATGTGTAGTAAGCAAGAAATTGGCAGAATTATTGGTTGCTCAGAATCTACAATACAAAGAAATCAATTAGCACAAGAAGCATACGAACTTGGGGTTGCACAAGCAAAAAAAACTATTCGTAAAACACAATTTGATATAGCTACTAAACTAAATTCTAGCATAATGGCTATGTGGCTTGGTAAAGTTTATCTTGGACAATCTGACAAAGTACAAAATACTGATGACAATGTACCATTACCTATCTATGACATTGTTGAAGAACCAAAAGAAATTATTGAATTAAAAGAAATTAAGAATGAGTAAGTGTATATTCTGCAAAAGACCAATGATTAACAAGTTAGAGCAACACATAAAAGCTTGTCATAAATGTATTGTGGATTTACTTATGAAGAAACATAATTTAAAAGTTAAGAAACAAGCACCAATAAGTATTAGTACAAAGAAATATGGTAAAGTTTAGTTTAAGAAATTCAGATAAAAATAAACGTGGTGGATTATCAGCATCAGGTAGAGCAAGATACAATCGTGCAACTGGAAGTAATCTAAGACCACCAGTAAAAGGTCGTCCAAGTTCGCCAATGCAACTAAGACGCAAAGGTTCATTCCTAGTTAGAATGGGAAGTTCACAAGGCAGGTTATTTGATTCTAAAGGTAGAAAGACTAGATTAAAATTATCTTTAGAGGCTTGGGGTTATAAAGGCAAAAGCAAATCTGAAGCAGTAGCTTTGGGAAGAAGATATTTGAGGGCATATCAGAATAAGAAAAAATAGTGGAATATTTTATAGTATTCCTACTGTTTATTTCTAATGGCTATGAATATAGACCCATATTTTTGAAGATGGAAGATAACAGGACATTCCAAACTTTAGAAGATTGTAATAATTTTGGCTATAAACAAAGAGATTTAATTGTAGAAACTTTAAACGAACAAGGTATTATATATAAGGATTTAATGTTCAAATGTGTGGAAGAAAAAAGCCAACAAATATGATTGATAGGAAGCAAAGAGGGTCTAACGATCTTGAAGTAATCATATATGATCTAAAAAAACAAATAGATATTCTGCGAGAAGAAATACAAGCTAAAGAAATAGAAATTAAAAAGTTAAAAGAAGCAACGAACGATCAGTATGATGAATTGGGCTACTAATGTCTCTTTACGATATATACTTAGAACAAGCAAAAGAGTATCATAAGAACGATAAAATATGGCAAGGCATCACACTCACAAAATACATACCCTTAATAAACCAAATAATAAAAGACAAAGAAATTAAAACAATATTAGATTATGGTTGTGGCAAAGCAAAACATCACCCTTTAAAATGGAACGCAACTAAGTATGACCCTGCTGTACCTGAATACCAAAACAAACCTACTGATAAATTTGATTTAGTTATTTCAACTGATGTACTAGAACATATCCCAGTAGATAATCTTAAAGATGTTATTGATGAGATATTTAATTACTCAAAGAAGTGGGTATTCTTATCGGTATGTTGTAGAAAAGCTAATGCAATACTTCCAAATGGTTATAATGCTCATGCAACTATTGAATCAGCTAAATGGTGGCGAGAACTATTAAAACCTTATAACAACTACACACTAGAGTTTTCAGAATAATGTTTAACCCATACGAATATTTTAAAGACAAGAATGTTTTACTCATAGGTAATGGCGAAAAGATAAATCAGATTGATTATAGTAAATTCAATTCAATCGTAAGAATGAATCTTGGAGTTCAAGACAAACCATGTGATGTTTGGATTAACAATCTAGTTTATGGTGGACACAGTCTATTAAAAGAGATTCCACAAATACGTTGCATTGTAAGATTAAACTTTGAAAAAGATGGTAAGAGAGCAGAACGTATGCCTGATTGGGTTAAGAAAAAAGCTTGGCTATGGAACAAGGAAGAATTTAGCTTAATGACACAAAGATACAATTACCAAAGACCAACAACTGGTTTTATTTCAATTTATTGGTTGTTGAATCATTGTAAGTGCAAAGTAACTATTACTGGATTTGATTTCTTTAAAACTAAAAACAGATATACAATGGAAGAAGTAAGTCATATTGGAACTTCTAAAGGTTATAACCATGATGTTAAATTGGAAGAAGAGATTATTACAAAGTTAATTCAAAGAGGAATTATTAATGCCATTTAGTAAACCACAACTAGAAGTATATACTTGTCCCAAAAGATTTAGAGTTCTAATTACAGGAAGAAGATTCGGTAAGACACACTTAGCCATGTATGAACTACTTAGATTTGCAAGTAGAAAACCAAACTCAAAAATATTCTATGTAGCACCTACTTACAGAATGTCTAAAGAGATTATGTGGAAACAAATCAAAAGACTTACAACTGAAAAGAGATGGATTAAATATGCTAATGAAACAGAACTAACTTTAATACTTAGGAATGGTAGCCAGATAAGTTTAAAAGGTGCAGATAAATCACCAGACAATTTGCGAGGAGTAGGATTAGACTTTTTACTATTAGACGAGTATGCAGATATAGACCCTATGGCTTGGCATGAAGTATTGCGACCAACAATCTCAGATAAGCACGTTACAGGAAATGTATTATTTATAGGAACACCTAGAGGATTTGGTAACTGGTCTTATGAGATATACCAAAAGGGTTTAGGAGATGACCCTGAATGGAAATCATTTAAGTACACAACATTAGATGGTGGACAAGTTGATGCAGAAGAAATTGAACAAGCAAAAAGAGATTTAGATGAGAGAACATTTAGACAAGAATATTTAGCTTCATTTGAAACATACTCAGGAGTTGTTTATTATAACTTTGATAGAGAATACAATGTCCAAGAATGTAAGTATGACAAAGATGCTATTATTCATATTGGCTTGGACTTTAACATAGACCCAATGTCAGCTTGTTTATTTCATGTTAAAAACGATATAGCTTATGTCTTTGATGAGATAGTTATTTACAGTTCAAATACAGACGAATTTATTGATGAACTATTAAACAGATACCCAAAAACTAAAATGGTTGTTTACCCAGACCCAG